AAAATGGATCTTTGGTGCTTCGATACACAGGTATATAATTACGTTCGATTCACCGGAGATTCTGCCGATGATATTATGAGCTACGAATGCAAGGGCGGGGGCGGCACAGACTTTGATGTGAATTTTGAATTTATGAAGGAACAAGGTATTGAACCGAAAAGATTCATCATGTTTACAGATGGATATCCATGCGGAAGTTGGGGAGATGATCAATATTGCGAAAGTTTGTTCATTATTCATGGAAATGAATCCATAATTGCACCCTTCGGCCAGACTGCATATTATAAATAATATAGGTACTTTATGGCACTAAATAGAGGAACAGTAAATGCATTAAATGTTTTAGGATTTAGAAAATTATCATTTATCCCGGATCATTTTGCTAAAATCTCTATAGACCATAAATTCAATACCGAAGCTATTGAACAATGGATAGAATATAATCTAAATAGTAGATACGCTATTAAAGTTATATATAGCTTAGATAGTAATAGGAAGATTATTCCTATTACTGAGATAGGAATGGAAGATCCTAAAGAATTGACAATGTTTTCTTTAGGATGCCAATATTTACATAAAAAAAAGGAATTTTAAATGGAAAATCAAGAACAAACTAACACACCTGCACCAGAACTAACTATTACAGATCTAGCAAATCTTAGATCAGTAGTAGATGTTGCAGTTCGGAGAGGTGCGTTTAGTGCCGCAGAAGCATCAGGAGTAGGTTCTGTATTTGATAAGCTAAATGCCTTCTTGGTTGCTGTAGCTCCTCCTGCTGCTGCACCAGAAGAATCAACGCCCGAATCTACAGCACAGTAAAAGGAGATACACATGAAACATGTGGGAAAAATGAAGAACAACTCTGCCAGGGTAGCAGTAGTGTACAGGACTATTCCTGGAGAATCGACTAATGCACTTGTAGTAGGAACAAGCGGGCTCCCTGACGCGTATCACGATGCGTTGATGAGTGTTATTGAAAGTGATGCAGGTCAACAAGCTAATGAATTAGCAGATATACTAGCAGTCAGGAGATTTCCTGACGGAGATGTTATGTTAAATTGGCTACATAATCGTGGACAACTTAAGAAAGTTCCTACAAATATTGTGTTAATGACTCCAAATTCTCAAACTCAAATTCCTCTAAATGATCTCAATAAAATGATTGCAGATCAAAAGGGAATTACAGTAGATGAACTTGCAGTTAATGATGGGAAGCAATCAGATAAATCTACACAAAAAACAAAAGATGCAGTTGTTGAAACTCAAATTGTTGTTCCAGAAATTACTGCTGCACCTGCAATCGAAGCTCCTGTAACTGCATCAGACCTGAGATCTATGGCAGACAAATTATTCAAAGAAGCACAAACTCTTAGGAAAAAGGCAGACGAATTAGAACCTCCAAAGGCAAAAGCTAAAACGTCTAAGGCTACAGTAGCCGAATGATTAATGGTATTGTTGCAGTAGAGCAAGGACAGGGCATAGGATTCAATGGTCAGATGCCCTGGCCTCACCTAAAAGGTGATATGCAATGGTTTAAAAAACTAACAACTGATCAGGTTGTCATAATGGGATCAACTACTTGGAAAAGTATCGGTTGCAAACCTCTGCCAAATAGAATTAACGTAGTGTTGTCAAGAACACACGATTATTCAAGTGACAAGGGGGCTGACCATACGTTTAGTGATCCAGATACTGCATTAGCATTTTGTGAAAACGAGTACCCAGATAAAGAAATTTTCATCATCGGCGGTGATGCTGTATACACCACATACATTAGTATCATTGATAGATTCTATGTAACAGAAATTGATAATGCGTATTCATGTGATAAGTTCTTTAACTTATCTTATGTTAAAGAGCGTTTTACAAAAGTTACAGAACATTCTACATTTACTGAGCCAGTAAAATACACAATAAGAGAATACAATCAATGACACATCCTGAACACGCATATCTTAATGCACTTAAAGACATTTTAGAAACAGGCGAAAAGCGCCCTGACCGAACAGGTGTGGGAACTATTAGCAAGTTCGGAGTTCAAATGAGATTTGACCTAGCAAAAGGATTTCCTGCAATTACTACAAAAAAACTTGCGTGGAAGGCTTGCAAAAGTGAATTGCTTTGGTTTATAGAAGGCAGCGGCGATGAAAATAGATTAAAAGAAATCTTGCACGGTGAGAGATACACTGACAAGAAAACAATCTGGTCGGATAACGCAAGTGCCCCGTATTGGGTTAACAAACGTATTCAACGGCATGCAGGAGATCTAGGTCGAGTGTATGGCGTACAATGGAGAAAATGGAGACAACCATTGATCCGTATTAATAAAGTTATCCTTCAAAATTTGGATCAACTATCCGAACTGATTAAGGGAATTAAATCGGATCCGTATGGACGGAGACACATTATAACCGCATGGAATCCTGGAGAACTCGAATTAATGGCATTGCCACCGTGTCACATGATGTCTCAATTTTACGTGAGCAATGGAAAATTAAGCTGTCAAATGTACCAACGTAGTGCAGATATGTTCTTAGGAGTTCCGTTTAATATTGCATCATACGCACTGTTTACTCATATGATTGCACAAGTTTGTAATTTAGAGGTTGGAGAACTTATTATGGTACTCGGAGATGCTCACATCTATGAAAATCATGTAGAGCAGGTAAAAGAACAATTAGAACGAATTCCATTGAAATTGGCACAACTTTATCTAACCCCTAACATAACTGACATTAACAAATTTACAATGGATGACATTGAATTAGTAGACTATGTTAGTCATGAAGCCATTAAAGCACCAATGGCTGTTTAAACTACTAAAATTTCAATCATTCCAAAGCCCTCGGATTGTTTTCCAAGGGCTTTTCCAATTATTGTACCAGTAGCAGCTATGCCATTACATGCAGCAGCATACCCTGGAAATTTACTGCTAACCAACAAATCTCCTCTATTAACAGTACCAACAACTTTACACGGAACTCTACCTCTTAAGGCAATGTAAGGATGTGTTTCATCTGTGCCTGCACCCGAGTTCATCATGTAGGCAGGATTTTTAGATACTACACCTATTACCCGTGTATCTGCATAAATTTCAGTAGTTGTAACTTCATGTGTTCCACCTATAACTAATACTGTACCATATTCATATATTGCATCTGCCTCATATCGTTCTGCAATATCTGCATACAATGCAGCAGATGCCGTTGTATCTAAAATACCTGTATGAGGATTAAAAACTAAATTAGTATTAGTAAATGCAACAGAGGTAGTTGCAGTACTATTTACAAACGGAACATAAAAACTTGCATTAATATTATTCGGCTGACACGATAATCCTAATGCATATGTAGCTGTTGTTGCATACAGAGAAAATCTCGATTCTGCTGAAGTTCCCCAAAAGTATAGATCATCTGACAGCCCTGTGATTTCTTTTCTTGTAGAACCAGTTATTGGATCTGCTCCTGATAATGTTATACCTTTTACAATTTTTGTAAAATCTTCTGTTCTTACAGGATAATCAGGAGATGTATCCGATAATGAGTAATCGGGCATTGTATAGGTTTCATTTGATACAATAGCTACTACTTCATTTCCTGATCCGATAACTGCTTTAATATTATACACAGGAAGATTTAGGCTAGTTTCATTGTATTCAAAGTCTCCCTTCCATTGGGCTTTTGTATCCGACCCTACCGGAGGACCAACTACAATATATTCAGTGCCATTAAAAATAGTTAGCTGTTCACTAGATGTATTAAACCAAAGATCACCAGTAGTAGGATCTTTGGTCACTGTAGGAGAACTATTTTCTACACCAACTTCTAAATTAGCGACAGTTTTCCAATATAAATTATCATATACATTTATTTTTTTATTATACGAATCAAACCATAACTGCCCTTCTATTGGTTTCAACGGAGGAGTAGTATTTGAAAAATTTTCTAACAATTTTAAAAAATTTTCATTTTGAACTTCTCCGTATCCTGCATAATTTCTACCCAGAAAAATTAAATCAGTGGTTAAATCCAGAGATGCATCTTCTACTGTCGCTACAATAGTTCCGTTGGTTTTATTAAGAATATATGGCATTTATTTTCCTCAGATAGAGACAATGTTTGTACTAGTTTGAATAAAAGGCGGTGTAGTTGTTATCGATGTATATACTTCATTAGGCACCCATTGATTTTCTAACCTAAAATGTCTAACTGATGTAGCTGTATTATATGCACAAATTATCCTCACCTCTGAATCTACTGCATAGTTGTCTACAGGAAACACTAATGCTAATACATCTCTAATAGCAGCATTTGCAGTGTTATATGCACTTAAATTTGTTGCAGTAGATCCTGCTCCTGTTGTAGCATAATTTCCACACCATGTTATATCATAATATGATGATAGGTATGTTTTAGGTAGATCATCTATATTCACACCATTGTGCAAAATAGATCCTTTAACTTCTAAATCGTTAAAAATTGTTAATCCATTTGCTATAGAAATAGTAGATGTACTATTGCTAACCAAAACAGCAGCTGACCCAGTTGTTAATGTAAACTGAGTCGTTGATATCATTCCTATATAATTTCCATAAGAGTGAATTACACTTGTTTTTTGAACAAGATCCGTAAACAAATCTTTAGTAGTAATAGGGGAAGGCTCTATTCCAAATTTTCCTAATGTAGCAGATACCGCCGGACCTATTAATTTATAATCAGTTCCATTCCATAGTTTTAGCTGACTGTTCACTGAATCATACCACAAATCGCCAGTACTTGTAGTTAATGGTTCTGTTGCTCCTACGTGCGATCCGTAAGTAGGCTGAAACAATATACCATCATATACAGTTAAACGTTTGGTAGTACTATTATACCATAATTGTCCTTCTTGGGGACTGCGAGGGCTCTGGCCTGCCGATCCAGCAGAATTAGTTAATAATCTAACAAAATTATTATTAATGTATTCTCCATAATTATTAACATTTTTTCCAACTAAATCTAAACAAGTGCTGATGCTATCAACCTCTCCAATTTCTAGTGTGGTTAAAACTGTATTTGTATTTTTATAAACTGTGTAGGCCATTATATTATATCTTTATTATGTATTTTAAATAAGTTCCTGTGCTAGTACCTGTTGTAATATAAGTTGCAGTAGATAAATTAGGAATTTGAAAATTTCCTGCAACAGTTGAACTAGAACTATATCTAGTACCTATTATTCCGAATAATTCTGAATATAAAGGATCAGCAGACGACACAGATGCTCCCGAACAGAATGCCCACCCATTGGGCGGTGTTGTTCCGCCATACGGTACTATCATTCCTGTAACAAATATGCTTTCGTAAATATCTGATAAGAAATTTTTCTTGGAAATTCTCGATAACGACGATGACGATGATGCGGTATTAACTACAAGTAAAGTTAGACTGTCGTTTGTTGCTGTAATTGCAGTCTGGGATGTAATGAGGCTCTTATGTGCAGTAGTAGTGAATACAATATTTTGACTTCCATTAAACACCGATGCATTTGTTGTGCTAACTACCCCTTCAACTCTAAATAATCTATTAGATGCTAACGAAGTTGCAGTTGTTACATTTCCAAAAATATTAACATGGGTGCCTGTGGTACCTATATTTGATACATAGATGTAAGAAAATGGGTTATTTATTGATCCAATTTCTGCCTCGGAATTAACTGCAACAATATCCGATACAGTCAATGTATCTGTAACTGTAGCTTTTCCTAATATTCTAGTAGTTCCTGCAATATTTGTATTTCCACTAATATTAACAGATCCTCCTACATCAAGTGTACTTGTCGAAGTAGTTGATGTAGTTATAGTCACTTTGTTGCTAAATGTTGCTCCACCATTAACAGATAAAGTAGGATGATTTGCTGTTAAAAAACTTGCAGTGGTATTAATTCCTACCTTACCATTTGTATTAAAAGAAATATACGATGATTCTTGCAATCCAACACGCATAAATGCGTTTGTTCCTGTAAAGGTAATATATGAATTAGATGCATCTGCATATATTTTTAATTCAGGAGTAATGCCATTTCTTTTTATAGATAGACCATTTACAGATTCTACAACTAAAGTGCCTGTGTGAATTTGGCGTGAAGCAGACGGAATTTTATTCTTTAAAACTTCATTGGCTTTTATTATTACACCACGAGATATTTCTAATGATGATGCTTTATCTGCTAACCCATTAAATTTAGCAGAATTTTTACTAGTAAGATTAACTCCAGGTTTGAGCAAGGAAAACCCATCTATTACAATTCTAGGAGTAAATTCATAATAAGATATAATTTCAACTACATTTCCATCAACCCAATTTAAAATAATAGGATAACTGCCACCTGTAACTGACTCTATTATTTGAGCATCTATACCTGTTTTATTACCTGAAATAGATGTACTAGGTCCTACTAAGGTCCACTCATCGCCGTATCTAATCTTTAATTGATTTGAGCTAGTATCTACCCATATGTCTCCATCTTTTACATTTTGTAAATATTGAGTAACAGGATCATTAATTTGTTGATAAATTCCATTTGCTAATGGCCATTTAGATGTATTCAAATCTCCATTATTCACTCTTAAAATTTTTCTGTCAGGATCACTTGTATCGTACCACAATTGTCCTTCTAATGCATGCTGCGGAGGTATAGGACCTGAGAAATTTTCTAATAATCTTACAAAATTCTGTGCAATTGATTGACCATATCCTATATATCCAGGGCCTACTAACTCCAAACTAGTGTCGTAATTATTTTTTCCAGTACCAACGGTAATACCTGGCACTATTATAGTATTACTTTTATTAGGATCCGAAAAGGTTAATGTGTAAACAGTTTGTATTGACATTATTAAATTCCATTACTTAGGCTCTGAATCCTAATTGTATAATCAACTTGAATCATTCTGTTTAAACTTTTTTGAACAGGATGAAAAATTACATGAGTGAGTAACATACCTTCATTAGGGCCCACTGGACTATATGATTTTAATCCTAATTCATCAAACACAAAAGGTGATTCTGAATCTGTTGCATTATCAAATGCAAATTGACCATTAGGTTCTCCGAAATCTAAAAGACAACTAACTAATACATCACTATATGTAACACCAGCAATATGCCGTGTTTCCATAAAATTTCTTGCAGGATCCAACGAATATGATTGCCTAGCATCAACTGTTTTATAATATGTTTGATTATATAATTCTGCACCGCTGCCAGCTGTATTAGGAGTTAAATATGTAATAATACCAGTAGGATCTACACGGGTGCCGCCATTTCCAAATACCATTTCTCCAATGGTGCCTTCACCTTGATTAGAAATACTTTGTGCTAATGCAATGCTAAAATTTTCATAATGAATTGCATTTCTTTTATTAATAAAAACTTCCTTTGTAACAGGATCATAGATTTTAATATGCCCTTGTATACTAACTCCATTAGATTCATTAGGTTTTGAATTTTGCGGAACGTTCGCTGTTTTTTGTAAATTACTCATATTTGTGTCATTCATAATGATATTTATCTATATTTTTTTACTAGGTTATCTTCCATACTGAAAAATTCTAGATCTAGGCCAGGCCAATCCAGCAATTGGTCGTAGACTATGATTAAGTTTAGGACTAATCTGCCCTGAATCTTTTCTTTCTTTGAAAAAAAATAAAAAATTATTTTCAGATCCTTGCAAATCAGTATAGTCTGCTGGACCGCCTGTAGTTGATGCTATTTGATCTTTTTTTGCATGCGTTTTTAGGTATTCTGTTATTTGTGTTTGCGATGCCCGAGGCCAAGTTTCTAATATGCATGCCACTACTCCTGCTACCTGGGGTGATGCCATCGATGATCCGCTTTTTTTTGTAATATAAAAATTACTATTTCTAGGGTCTGTTGCATAAATTCCTGAATTAGAATTTATACTACTCATTACATATTCGCCAGGTGCATACAGATCGACTCTAGGGCCACAGTTACTATATGTTATTTTAGAATCATCAGATAATGCTCCGATTCCGCCTACACAAATTACACCAGGTGCTGCACTGAAAGTACCTCTATTATAATAATAAGTATTAGTACCGTTTGAATAATAGTTATTATAGTCATCAGAGTTTTGAACACTATAATTGTCTATTTTTGAATAACTATTGCCAGCAGCTGATATTACAATAATTCCTTCATTAATTAAATCCTGAAGATCTGCTTCAATGCCGGCGTTCCTGGACACAGTACTTGTATATCCACCTTCATTAAAAATTCCATACGATAGTAATTGATTTTCAGTGAATGGACCATTAATAATCGTGCCTCTATATCTTACAGTTGTTATAGTTGTAATATCTACAACAGAAGTAATCCCATAACTATGATTTGTAACAGTAGGATTTTTAACACCTGTTACTGGATTTAGTGCTTTATACCTATGCCAAATTTTAATATAGTCTAAAAATGTACTTACTGAAAAATTAAAATTATCAAAATTTTGATCTGAGCTATAAGGACTTAAATTATATATGTTTGAATCCTTTGCCCACCCTTGTGTATTTCCTGCAACTATGCCTGCGACATGTGCTCCGTGATTGTTATTATCTGTCCTATCAGATATTCCATTGCCGTTATCATCAGGGTATGTTGGATCAATATAAGGAGTATAAGTATAAGTGCCAGCTGACCCAGACGTAACTGTAGGGATTAACTCAAACCAATTATATTGTATTACTCTAGAGCCACCGGTGCCATCTATATTTTTAGAATACTCAGGATGTAACGGATTTATATGACCGTCTACTATTACTACATCTACATTTTTACCACTAGCATTGATACCAACTGTACCCGATACATTTCCAGTTCCGTCGGACCCCCAATTAGCTCTTTGTTCTCCTTCAATTGAACGTAACAACCCCCAATTTTTAAATGTAGAAGAAACTGTATTAGTTTTGCTCCAGTTAGTACTTGTTTCTACCCATGATGGCGTAAAGAATGTTCCAGTTTCCTCCATACTAAGTTCAACTGCTTCTACCCTAGGATCTTGTCTAACTAACTCTGCCTCATCATAAGTCATTAAATAGTGAGTATTTCTGCTAACCGGTCTTCTTTTACTAAGGGTTACTGCTCTATTTGGAATATATAAATTACCATCTACATTTTCCATATCCTCGTAAAAACTTTCTAAATCTTCAAACTTATATAAAGTTACTACGTATTCTTTATAAGTCATCGTATTACTCCAATTTTAACAAAGATAATGTCGCTGATACACTTCGAGTTACAGAATCTTTATTGGTTATTGCAAGATATATAGTAGATGTATTAACTGTATCATTGTTAAATCCAATTATACCAGGTGTAATTAATTGAGTTAGTCCTCCGCTAGTGGTAATAACTTCTGCAATAATTCCACTTCCTGGTAACGGATCTGTTCCCGATGATCTAGTGCTGTCAGATGTTCTGCTAGCACTGTCTGTATAAATTCTAACCCATGCAGGATATGTAGTGGCTACTTTAGATAATACATATGTCTTGAACCCAGTAACATCAACTGTTGCTGTTGTATTAGATGCTAGATTTGCAGTTGTAGCCGTTATATTTGTTCTTGATACACTACTGATTCCAACAACTGTAGCCCACCCAGTATCATAATCCGAAGATGACAGTTTTACCAAGGATTGCCCTATTGAACCTCCTTTAGGTATTCCAGTGCCGCCAACACCCCTAGGTCCTTGAATACCTTGTACCGATTGCACTCCTTGAATGCCTTGTAGGCCTTGTACGCCTTGAATGGTACCAATCGATGCCGATATATCATTAAACACCTGCCCAACTAAACTATTATATGGTATTCGTTTTGTTACGCGATTGTCTACTACAAGTAAACTTGTTAATGTCGATGATGCATTGGTAATTATAGGTAATTGATTTATATTTGGCATATTTTATAATCCTTGAATAACTGTTCCGTCGTCTAATGTTAATGGAGTGAAATTTTCATCTGTTAAATCAAGATCTCCTCCATAATAATAACTATCAGGTAATTCTGCACCTTTTGCTCGTAAAAACACAGCTTGTTCAACATTGCTAGATAATAGAGAATCAGATGTCCATATTTTTCCTTGTCGTTGTATTATAGTTATTCTTGTTCCTGCAGTAATTTCTTCATTAATATTTAACATTAATTGTTGTGTAGATGTAGTTATATAAAATTCCGGTTCAATTATTGTTATACTTGCATCAGAATTGTCATAAGAAATATTACTATCATTAATTTCAATTTCTGTCTTTCTTAGTTTTCTTCCTCCATAATATACTTCAACTTGATCTACTGCATTAATAGTCGGCAACAGCGAAATCCCGTCACCTATTACTCCTTCTGAAAATGTAAGAGTTGATGCGCTAATTATATAGGTAGTTGTATTCGAACTTGGTATATTTTGTTCTAATACATATTCAACTGTGTTAATAGTTTGTTTAATACTTTGATCTATCACTGTGGTGCCTGCCTGGGAATAATAAGCAGGGCCTGTACCTAAGGTACTTCTTCTAAGTTGAGAAAGAACATTTCCATTTTTAGAAAAATATTCAATTCTTTCTCCATCTATCAAAATTACTCCAGGTAAATTTTGAGCAGGATTTGGATGAGTTAAACTATTAGCATTTTTAAGATATATTTCAGTATCTGTATGGTACAACGGAGATTCTAATTTCGTTGAATGATATTTTGATAGTCTCTTATAATGCTGCCTTCCAAATATATCTTTAAAAATTCTATAACCAATCAGATGACCGGCTGATAACGGTGGATTAATAGTTGCGATAATAACCTCATCTTCTGGATTGGTATCAATTAAATCGCTAACATTAATAGTCATATAATTATCTTGAAGATAGAATTCCTGACCATTAACTAACATTCGATCTCCAATTGTAACCCATACATAATTTTGATTCAACACAGGAAGACTTAATTTATATTCTCTCGCAAGATTTTGCTGAAAACGTTCTGTGCGAATATTCATATTTTCATTGTTAGTGAAAGATATTATCTGAAGAGTAGTATCAGAAATACCAGGTGTAAAATAAACATTATTTCCAATTACAATATAATCATAGTTTATTAAACTTTCAATTGCTATTATATCTCCCAATTTTAAAAGATTATTAATGATAGTAATTGTTTCGTTTGCAGAATTTACATTATAATCAAACCCCGGACGTAAAATAACTCCATTAACATATACTTTTATATTTGTTAAATTATAAACATTAGGGCTATTTTTTTTGTTGTCTATATCAAACGTTATAGTATTATCGTTAACTTGGTAATAACTTACAGATGGTGGACGTAATCTACGACGAGATGTCATTGGGCCAACTGTTACTATTACTTGAGAACTATACGGTTCAAGCGCCGATGGATATAACACAAGCGATTGAGATGAAACCGTAGTTCCTGTGGATATTACATATGTCTCTTCGTTAAATTTATTAAATTCAGCAAACATTGATTTAAAAAACCAAGCTTCAACATTAAATTTTCCAATAGTTGCAGGAAGAATTACAGCAACAGATGCCCTATTATTTTGTGGATGTACAGGTCCTAGTATATAGCCTACGCCACTTCCGGTATAAGGGAATATTTCAACACCGTTAACTGTAACGTATACTGAATTAATATCGTCAATATTTAATAAACTAGATACAGTTGCAGTAGCAGTTGTTGCAGTTTTATTATCAACGGCTACGTATCCAGAATCCATTTGAGAATAATCTCCAGAGTATCCTGCAAACACAGTAGTATAAAATGCTCTTCCATTTTCTATTTGAGGAGCTAATATCAACGTAGATCCATCTAAGAAATATTGATTAGTGTTAGTAAATTGTGCCGATACTGCTCTTTCAAACAATGTTCCATTAAAATACACTAATATACCAATTGCATTATCGGGTTCAATAGGAACTAACCAATTGGTAGTTTCTCCTGCAATAACTGGAATAGAACCAGAAATAACTGTAGGAGATGTAGTTCCGGGATTTGTATAAACGTTAATACCAACACTATCCATTGTATGTCCGGGCACAAATTCTTCAGGTGCATAACTAGAATTTGGATTGATAAATTTGTCACCATCGATTACAATATCCTCGGGTGCTATTCCTAGTGCACCCGACAATGTTTCATTCCATGCACCGCCATTAATCTCAGAATCTAAGCTAGATGGAGAATCATTATTTGACCATAATTCTACTGTTAAGAATCCTAATAATGAAATATCAATTTCTGTATTAACTAATGGATCTAGCCCGTCAATTGTAATAATTGCCTTTGGTGGAATACTGTTGCTAGGTACTAGTGTCCATCCGGTGTATGTCGGAGATGCATTTATACCTAATGCGGTAATTTCGGAATAAGGTGCATATGTATTAATAATAACGGTACTTGTACCAATCGATGTAGTCAATATATTATCTAATAAATTTGTAGATGGATTTATATCCATTGTTACAGAATAAATTCTAGCAATTGATAATGTCGAAACTTCAGCTGTAGTCGTAGATAATATAGATGTTGCAGTAACACTAAATGTATTATTAGAGCAAGTGGATATCACATATTCATTTTCATATCCACTTGTTGCAATTCCTGATACTAATACTGTGTCACCTACTTTAAAATCTCCATTAAAGTTATCCTTAGTTACAAAAACAATAGTTGAGCCCGGCATAACATTGTTAGCTGTTGCCTTACTAATAGTATAACTAGGAGATGAAATTGTTATTACATTTGTTAATGAATTTATTGATTCAACAGTTGTACCACTTCTAATAGCAGTAGCATGTACTGAATCTAAAATTGATATATTTTGTCCAGGAATAATTCCATGTACGTCTGAAAGTCGAAGCGTTGTATCTGATTTACTTACACTACTTGTTAATTTTGATTTTGCATAGGTACTGATTAAATTACCCCATGGTGCGGTATCAAATGATGAGGTTCCCCATGGCGCTGTCTCATTAAAAGTCAATCCTTGCAGTTCAGTTTGAGGATATTCAAGTCCAGACATTAACATGGAATATTCTTTTCCTGCCATTGTATTTGTAGGGCTGTAATATTTGTCAATCCTATCAATTGCATTAAATAAATCTATATTTTTATTATATGTAATTTTAAATAATTGTCCTTCTGCTGGAATGTAATTTAAAAATACAAATCTAGAATATTTCTTAGAATACCCTGCATATTCTTCTGTATAATATTCTATATTGTAATCTGCAGATAATACAAGTTTTCCATCGACTGTTGGAACAATTTTTAATTTATCAAAATCTGCAAGCCATGATAATATAAATTTATTTTTATCTCCTTGACATATAAAAGTATCAGTAACAGAAATATCTTCAATTTCTGATTTCTTAGAAATTCTATCAAATCTCATACCAATAATGTTACTTCTAACTTTATCGTTAGATATAATAGGTGATGCTGTTGCAACAGATGTAACATTAGGTCCACCATTAGATATAACAATGTACGGACTTATGGTATAATTACTTCCTGGATTTGTAACTATTATATCATACACTGACCCATTTCTAATATAAGCTGTTGCAGATGCACCTGTTCCTGTATCACCGGGATATGTAATGATATTCACTGTCGGATTTTGAGTATATCCTGACCCTTTATTAGCAATCTCTACGCGATCGACTTTAAATTTATAATTTTCTGCCCAAGATTTATACGGTGTTTCTAGCAGTAAAGGATCTCCGGGTTCTACTATTGTAAATTTGTTAGTTTCTGTATTAAAATACGACGGTACATCAAAATCTGTAATTTGTGCTGCGCCTATTTCTCCTGAAAAATTATCAAGAACCGTATAATTAGACGAATACCCTCTTATATTTGTATGATATGGTTTAACTTCTTTTATATATTTTTCAAAATACTCTTCATTATTCAACTTGTAAACAGGACGCTGATCTAATGATCCTAATATGTTTTGAACATTTATAAATGAAGTTTTAAATGCCCAATCTAATAATTTTTGTTCTGTTAATGCATACTTTACCGCAGCAAAGAAAAACAAATTCCAATTAACTTTTAATGTATTAATGAATATTTCATTCTTTAATGCCAATAAAATATAATACAATTCTAGATCGGGTATTTGATCGTACAATGTCTCTTCTAACGTTGCTTTATCGTACGCATACATCCCAGAATCATAGTCCCATAATGTATCTAATAATTGCACAGTCCCTTCTTCGCTATATACAATATTGTACAATGGACTAAAATTACCATTAATAGTTTTTTCAAGAATAATGTATTTTCCTGATCCATTATTGTTAACTTTAACATATTCCAAATCGGTAATTTCAGTTAATGAATTTAATTCATATAAATCTGAAACAGTGTATTTTATATTCTTAAATTCATTATAACTGCTACTTTGCCAATCTATTTTTTTCCAATATAATGGAGTATTATAGGATTGAGTTTTAATTCTGATCCAGTTACCCGTTGAATAATCATATGAATGTTTTGTCCATCTATTTCCATATTCTGCATTAACTTGAACAATTACAGTATGCGATCTAACTTCTAACGTTGGAGTAACTGTAAAATTATATCCTGCATCAAATATAGTAACATTAACTATACTGCCGTATTCATTTAATTCTGTTAATAAAGAAGCTGTATTCTTAGTATTAGATATTATTTTTACAGATGGTGGATTTCTATATCCAAATCCAGGATCTATAATATCAACACCATAAATTTTTCCGTTAACAACAGTACAGGTTAATTTAGCTTGTTTAAAATTAACGGTTTCAACTTCTCCTAACGTTTCAACATCCTCAACAATTAAATCATATTCTCTCGAATAGATGTCAGGAATTTCTTCTTTCTTATTCAATAAATTAAATGAATAGTTACCTGTAATTTCATTACTCAATAATACAGAATTTGCAAAAGTTATTAGATTTCTTACAGCTTGCAATCTATCTTTGAATAATGTCTGCTGAGGCCTAATTCCTATGCCGTATCTATTCCTTGAAGTTAAGTTGTTAGAAGGAACTAAATTTCCATGTTCATCGTGCCCTAATAAACTATCAAATAATTTCTTTTCTAATAGTGTATTAGGAACACTATTTGCTACACCTTCGGTTAATAATAACCATTCTGTATGTCTAGGAATATTATTATCAATTGTATCTGTTGCAATAGATGCATTAATTCTATTGCCAGATAATATAGGTTGTACATTTGCAAATGCAATAGTATCCTTTGACAATATTTCTACAAATTTTAGTCCATTTGCAACAGGATCTGCAATTATAGATGCTACCTGATAACTACTTAATCTTCTATTTTTAACACTAGGTATTACAACTTTATTTTTTACCCAGAAATAATATACATTTTCAAAACTTCCTGTTACATTATTGTAAATTTGTTTAACAGAAATAATACTATTATCTGGGTATTTAGGTTGCCCACTTATACCTCGAGTTAATCCATCTGTCGTATCTGCTACTGCTGCCCATTCACTAGGCAACACATCTGATTTAACCCATTCATATACATCAATAGTTGCTCCAGGAAATAGCTTACCCCAATTATTTTTTCTAAAAATTTCACTACCTTGTTCATACCAGGTATATTTTGCTGTACTTAAATCCCACCATAAATCACCAACACGCTCGTCTAACCAATTTATTTCTGCGTCATTTACTGTACCTAATCTACCAATAGAATATACTGCTGGATCAAATGCAGCTTTATATTTTAATTCTTGATCTGCTATTCCTGCAATTTTACCTTTCAATGGATCGATTACTTCGAGATACTCAATAATTTCTTCATCAAATGAATTAATTAATGAAATTCTTTTTAATCTCGAGACATCTACTGTATCTTCTTGTTCGTGTAAAACATTCCAGCTGTTAACAGTTTGATCAATTTTATCAAATATAAACAACTTAGATGTATCAGGATATGATGTTTCTATATACGAAGGAGCACCTACATATATTGCATCATTTGTAGATGCTACAGAATTTCCAAATCTACTTCCACTAATTACTTGAGAGTTTGATATTTCATCTGCAGGAACAAAATACTCTCCTAATCTGTTGTAAACATAAACTTCTCCGGCATCCAGAATAGGACCTGTAAATTGTGTCGTATTACTATCAAATGTTGTTTCGCCCGATTCTGACAATAAATCAAATTTCATTAATTTAGATCTATTTGTTCCTAAAGAACTTATTACCAATGTATCTTCGTTTTCATTGATAGAAATAGAAGATCCAAATTTTAAATCATTATAAGACACAGGGTTCGATACTATCTGCCACAAAGAATATTGTCCATTGCTTTGGATTTTATATATTGATACTTTTCCTTTAGACTCATCTACCGAAGAATATTCCGGATCAGCAACAATTAAATATTTTCCAGATGCAGATACTGTTAAATCTAGACCAAATCTACCATTAACATCGTAAGGAGGATTAATAGTCTGGTTCAATACAAATGTATTATTTGTTGCGGTATAAACTACAACTTTTCCTGTTGAAGAAAAGTCAGGTGCACTAATAGCAATAATAGACCCATTACTTGAACCAGCTATTTTATATCCCCATTTATCACCAGCAGTTAAACCAGCTGGCGACGGAAATGATATTCCTCCCGGATGAGCAGATACTGATACAGTACCATTATTTTTATTCAAATGATATGCATATACCTTTCCTGGTAAACTAGCAGCAGAAGTATCATCGCCTGGTGCTCCTATAAGCAACATAGTAGAAGTTGTAGCAGATACCTGACTAACAAATATCGAATGCCCAAATCTAGAATGTGCAGCAGCATAAGGGTGCGCTATAACAGCATTTGTTATTTCTTCATTAAACTTTGTATTGTTGGTGCTAATTTTTACTAAACCTTCAACTGCATAAGAACGAGTATAGCCAGACCCTGTGCTTAAAATTACCACTCCTGTTGTATTAGCAGCAACTACGTTAGATGCAGCAGGTGCTCCTGCAATATATAATTCTTTAGCAGCGTCATGTGCCAGCGAATATCCAAATTCAGTTACCAATGAAGATGAACAATATAAGATATCGTGACTGTTTATTGTATGTTCAAAATCTTTACGATAAGCATTTTCAATTTTTGTAAATGCTTGTACTCTACCTAAACTAGATGTACCTGTGGTATTCCAACTCGGCGATGAAACCATCATTATAGGAGAATTATCAGATGCATACACAGTATGTCCAAGTTGTTGACCTAAAATATAATCATTTGATTCTATATATTTTGCAGAATAATTTTTAATTTTTTCATAAACTTGCCATTTTCCGCCTAGCCCTTGATCAACCCAAAATTTTTCACCTTCTTCCAATTTTAGTAAATCATTATAATTTGCTAGATCTTCAAAATCTGCATACCTCGATTCATCAAATTTAAAAAGAGCGCCGTATGCAAGTAGTTCTGCATTTTCAATAGATGTTAGGCTAGATAGTACTGTAAATTGATTTAATTTAGGCACACTCGAAACTACATGTACACCATTTACCTGTTCATTAAAGTTAACAACAGATACAATGTCTCCTACTGATAATCCATGGTGTGTATCTGTTACAAAGGTAATAGCAGCTCCAGGTGAACTTACAAACACTCCGGCAACATCAGAAGATTGTCTTATATATCTATAAACGCTCCAGTCTCCATTTTCTAAAAACCCTACCCAAAATGTATTACCTTGCTGAATAATAGAATTATTTGCAATATCTAACAAACTAGATTTATTATAAGCAGTTGCAGTTACATCATCTAATCTAACATACCCTGCTGTAGTTAATTCCAAATTAGTATCTGTCCATGTGCCAGCAGACGTAATAAACGTAGCTGTAGATACATATTCATCGGGTGTTATTAAACAATCCGTTGGTTGAATATAATTTATTAAAGGATCTTGTTGATCCGGCATAGAATTAACAAATTTAACTAGGTATGGATTTTCTAAAGAAGTTCCTTCAGTTAATGTAAATTCAAGTTCATTATAAGTTTCAAAACCACCGTAATGCCCGGCCCTAAACGCCCATTCTTCATTAAATTGAATTGCACCTTTATCTAATGTTTGACTTGCCTTAGATAATTTGTCAATTGAATTTTTTGTGCCTTTATCTTTAATAAATCCTTGATAAAATTTGTATTGACTAATAGGGTTGGTAAAAATGTTATCAAGATATGTTCTCGGAGTATAACCTATTAAATGCTGGGCTAATTGTTGCTGATTGTAATCAAAATTATCAATATCAAGACTGTAAAAATCTTCAAATTGATTTATTTTATAATCAAAATTAGGAAGTAGTCCAGCTACTGGTTTTTCAGGAAGTTTTACCCATTGTGCAAAATCAAATTCTCTAGAATTTAATACTTTAGATATAGATTCATAATAAGAACCATTATATCTAACAACTTCGCCTGGTAAGTAAACTTGATATGATTTCCAGTCTGTTATTTCTACAGAATCGTATACAAATCCAGGACTATACAAATCACCATTCCAATTTCTTGTTCTAAATCCAGATAATTTAATTCTACGTTGTTTGTAACCCGATTCAGGATCATAAATTGTATCATTAAAAATCGTAGAATTATTGAATACCAATGCATGTTCTTTTTGTACAGAATTCAATGTGGCAAAAAATAATCCTTCTTCTGTATTAATAGAAGATATAGTACAATACCCGTCTTCCCTAGATAAAGTAAATTTATCAATAGGGAATGGTTTTCCATCAGCCTTTAACAAGCTGTATTCATATTTTCCTGATGAAATATTATCAACAACAGAATTTACAAATTGATATTTTAATTTGTCAGAGAATGGACTTAATGTAATTAAATTATTATTTGCCCAATTTTGTGTTGTCCAATATAGAAATTCTTTTCCTGTAAATTTCCAATCTATTACCTCTCCAAGGTCTGAATTAAATTCATCAAAAATAAATCCTTGACTCTCTAACCATGCACCGTATCCAACGATTACATCATACACATCTTGCGATGTTGTAAATTCTGATCCATAAGTAATCTTTGCAGATGTTGATTCAAATCTCGACGGCAATTGTACAGATGCTCCTCCTTTTACAGGTAGAGAACTTAATTGCTGAAATACAGTAGCATTAAAATTAGCTTCAGCAGTATGTCCAATTTTAACTCTATAAAATTTTCCATTATATCTTACTACCTGTCCTTGCTTATAATACCGAGATGTAGGGTTAGCATTTGCTGTGGTGTTATCTATTGCAGAAAGCCCTGTATTGCCATTATTTACAGTACCTGTCCATTCTGTAAATGGTTCAGATATTCCACCTACTGTTACAGTACCGGAAACTGATGATTTAATAGGTTTTAAAATTTCAAAATACGGTTCTGAAACATTATATCCTTTAATTACAAAATTTCCATTAACTTTTTGTACCACAATGCCAGAAATGCTAATTGATTTTATAGGATTACTAATATTTAATATTAATGAATAATCTTCTGGTGGCAATAACAATCCAGGACTAGTTGATATAGGATCTATAGAATCAATAGTAATCTGTAATTTCTCTTTGCTAGTAAATCCTCCGAGTTTGTGGAATAAATTAAAATCAAAATATTCAAGATCTTGTGCTAATTCTGTTGTATAATTTTGATTTTTTAATTTACCTATTTCTGCAATATATACCCCGAACCCTGCTAATTGATTACCATTCTGTCCTTCAATCAACAGTTTTCTAGGATTAAGATATAAATCGTCCTGAGTATATGTAACTTGATTTAAGGAATTTATTTGCGTTCTACTTACATCATACATTTTTGAACAATAAGATAATGGATCAAGTAATGCAGCAAGAATATTAGAAACAAAAGGCCAATAGCTACTACGTCTCCATGCAGTTTCCGCAGGAGATTGATCTCCAAAAGACCAAGCCGATTTAGTATCATAATAATTAGTATCAGATATTAAAAACTCAGATGGAGTTTTTAGCTTTCCGTCGTCATCTACTGGAATAATTAATGAAAAATCAGGTCTAGCATAATTATCATTTATCTTAGTCGATGGTGGCTCATCTGTATATCCTAATGTAATTGCATTAATTAATGCTGTCCTTTTAGAACCTGGCGTCCAACTATAATATGTATCCCACCAACTAGGTTTATTATCATGTCCTAACATTTCCCACGGGTGAGTATGTGGTTGATCAGTATCAAAGAAATATTTGTACAATCCTCTCCAGAATCCAGAGACCTGAGTTTTAAAAACTGTATCAATTCCATTTTTATAATTCCATGAGAATGGTTCTCCTTCGTCAAAAGAAAGGTTAGAATATGTGTCTACACCATTCATTCCTGCCCATCTAATATAATCTTCTATTAAAATAGAATTAACATCAGATGTAGAAAATTTAGTATCTCTAAATGCACCAGGAATAATACTTTTTATATCAAAAATATTAGAGTTATATTTTACTTTTATATTGTTGTAAATTCTCTTTTCTAATTCCAATATGATTAAATCTCTATAATCATTATATGCAGCCATTATGCTACCATCATGCCCTTTAATAACTGTAACAGAACCAGAAATATATGTTAAATCTTGATAAATTTCAGGTTTAAATGCAGGATATAATCCTAATTTTGTAGGGGTCGGAGGAATATATGATCCTAATGTATTCGAATATACATGAATTGCAATTTTATCATTAATTGTTAATTCTGTTAATATATTAATGGATCCATTTATTTTATCAAATATATAATCGCTATCTACAATCATCTGAATATCATTAATATATACCAAAACAGATTGAAAACTCAATAACGATAAATCAAAGTCAATACCTACAGGATACTCGACATTTTCAACATCTGTTACAGTAAATGTACGTATTATTTTATCTTGTCCAAATCCTGCCATGTCAGATCGATAGTATGGAGATCTATAATCTTTTACATTATTAATTTCATTTAAAACATAATCAAGCGCCATTGATGCAGATAATTGACCATCTACTTTTGATAAAGTTCTTAAAAAGTTTGATTTAAATTGGTTGTAGTGATTTGCAGATTGTCTTAGCGCATCTACTACATTATGTTCTTTTTTACCTAAAAATATTTCTGCAAAAGAGATTGGATTTGCATTAACAATTAACCTAGTTCCAAATTTTGTATAGTCTGCAAAGTCTCTAAAATTAGATCCAGTATATCCTAATATTCCATTCATCATTGTGGTAGCATGATCGGATAATTCGCTAAATGTTATGTCCGATATTGGCCCATTTAATGGATTATTAATAAGAGATATAGGAGTTTCATAAAACCCATTACTATTTGGTGTTTGGTTTGTTATTATTTTAAATAGTATCGTTTTGTCTTTAGCAACGGTATTGCTAAAATTTACAATCACTCGGTCAGCTGTTGCAGTAAAAGTTGACGGTATTTTTACGTCGTTAATATATGCTGTTACCGATAATGGAGTATCAATAGGCAAATCTAAAGAAGTGAGATATACACTATTTGTTGCAGTTGTTAGAGTTTGAATTTCTACAATAGGAACTTGATAATTTTCTGCTTCTTTCCAGACATTGGTAAGTGTACCTGTTCCGTCAAGATTATTAATCTTAAGATACGTCACAGATGTAGATACTAATTTACTTTGATTATTTGCTACAACAGTTATAGAATCTGTCATAAAATAATTGTTAAACAAATAACTTCCTACACCTACACTATTTTGATATAATAACGGAAACCCTAGTACTGTATCTGCTGTGCCAGACCCAACAGAATATCCAAAAATTTTATTTCCAGAAAAATTGTTAGTATCAGTAACTTTGGTATAGCTTACTCCAAATGAATCAAATAAATCAAATAACGGAGGCTGATTTAATTTGTTATGCTGCTGAGAAAATATCCATTTTCCTTCATCTATATCGTAATACCAACTAGTACCTGCATATGCATTTCCAAAGTTTACTGCTATAGAATTCATATCATCAGGTGTAGAATCTTCACTTAAAGTAATTGTAGGTGATAGCCCTGCTGAATATGCTACTTTATATATTTTTCCCCTAACATTGTTATCTCCGTCTGCATTAAAAATTATTCTATCCCCGTGCTGTAATAAAGTCCCATCAACATAATAACCATGGGACCCATTTACTGTTTCCAATGCATTAGTAGTTGTAACATCCATATATTCAACATTCTTGATTCCGGTGTTACCAAATTTATAAAGCTGTATATTAGCTACAAATTCAATGATAGGGCGTTGTGCTCTAGAATTTAATGGAAATACAGGTGTTGTATCATTGATATTTGCTATAATTTCTATTATTTCTTTGTGAAACCATCTATTATAACGAGACCATGGATTTAAATCTTTACTAGCACGATTAATGGTAATATATTCAGCATTTAACGGGAGACGCTTATCACCATCAAAAGGATAATCATCAAAACTATCAGAATCAAATGTTTCATTATAAAAAACATTCATAGATTCATAACCACTTAATAAATTATAATCAATAAGTTTTATCGATGATCCTACTCCTTCAACAATATAGGTATTGTTCCAATACATCTGTTGCAATGTATTTTTTGCAAATGAAATTTTCATTCCATTCGATAATTTATATCCGTTACTCATTGTGTATGATTGCTGGCCTACTATGTCAACATCAACATTTAAATCAATTTGATCAACAAGAATAGGACTTGGACCTTCTGGTAACCAATAATATTGATTATAATTTACCAATTTGTCCCAATCAATTAATGGATCGTATGAATAAAATTTAGAACGTAATAATGTGTCTACATTACTTGTATTTGCACCTTGATTATAAAGATCATTTAAAAAATCGTCATATGATATTGCATCTGTAATATTAGAATTTTGATCTTTGAAAACTAATGCAGGTTCTAAAGAATAATTATTTCTAAAAGATAAAACGTCTTTTAAATAAAAATCAGTTAATGGATTATAATTGGGAGTTATTTTAGATCCTATATATCCATCGATTCGTTCTAAATCAGGAGTTTGTATAAATTGATCTAATGTACTTGATAAAAATTTTGAATTTTTATCTGTTCTAAAATATTCTGGTAATAAATTAACCGATTTCTTTTTATCTGCCATTTTAAATTCCGGTAGTTGTTATAATTGTTGAAGAAGTCTTTAACTGCGATGCTGTTACAGCATCAATGATTTCAATATCAGATACAGTTGCTCCACTTATGAAGAGTTCGTTTGATAAACATGCAACTTCGAAATAACTTCCAAAAGGCGCATTTCCCTTCGGAACTATAATAAAGTTAGTAAGATCAGGCGTTAGTTGATTCATTACATAGGTTGATAATTCACTAAAATAAAATGATTGTCCAAAATCCCAATTTTCTAGAGCAAAAAAACTATTAATTGCAGAAAGAATTCTCGTCTTCAAATCATTATCAGTAGTAGACTTTGATGAGTTACGCACAGCTTTAAATTTTGCTCTTAAATTTACAGGAGCATTATCACCAAATAATATTTTATATTTCACAGGATGAAAAACTATTTCATCACTGATTGCTTTTTTTAGTTTTAATGTTTCGCCGTAATTTTGTTCTAATTCTTGGCTAGTTGGTGCTAGTGGTTCTTTAGAAAGTGTGCCTGACGCCCAATTTCTAAAATCATTATCATAGTTTAGTGTCAAGACATAGATATCAATTATGTTAGATTTACTAGGATCTATCCTTCTTTCTTTTCCACTATTATGAATATAATGAAATTTTAAATCCGATCTACCTGTGCGTGCAAAATATTCATCTGTATAAACCAAGCTAGATGTAACTGTAGACCAATATTTAACAACATTAATAGAAGGATCATAAAAATAAAACTTTTGAGTATCTATTTTATTTTCATCAATAACTTTATCCTCTGTAGGATATGCAATAAATTCATCTCTGTCGGCTAACGAGTAACGTTGCCCGTCTGCAGATTTCTTAAAATAAACAAAATTTTCTCTAAAGGTAGTTTCTGTACTTGTTGATAATGGTTGTACAATGTTATTAAATGATTCAGGATCAATAATTTGACCAACATCGTTATAATCATAAAAACTTATCTTTACTTTTTTAGGTTGAATATACCCATCATATTCTACCACAGGACCATCTATTTGCCATGATTGATCTACGCCTAGATTAGAATTTAAACTAGTATTAATAGATAATACATCTATTTTATCTTTTATAACCGTGTTATTAGTAAAGTCATAATTTATAGCAGTTTCGTCAATAAAAAATGCAGTTTCTTTTTCACTTTCAAAAATATAATCTAATACTCTATATCTAACTTGATAAGATTTTCCAGTCCAAACAAATGCTACTAACCAACTAGAATCTATACCTATATCCTCATAATTATTTTGATTAACTAGGCTAAAAGAATCTGTTATATTTAAATTAGAATTTGTTATAATATCCCATGTTCTAGATATAGAATCTATTGTCAATCCAAAATTTCTCTGAGTCATGCAAATATTTGCAACTTCGTTTTCAATTGAAAATTTTAATACATCTATATATCTAGGGATAATTTCTACAGGTATTGCACCGGTCGGAACAATTGAAGAAAAAATGATGGGCCCTGTACCGTCTTCAAGTTTTCCTATGCCACTATTGGAGCCATCACCTATAACTTGCTGCACTCTTGACCATATGTATGATCTTCCTCCTTGAGGAATTCCTCCACTAGGTATCGTTTTTAAATTATTTTTTTGATCAAAATATTTTCCAGTTGGCGGATTGAATTTAATTAAAGACCCTACCTGAAAATATTGTAAATTTTCTTCAGCATATGACCCTACAGATTGAATCCCTAATGCATTACTAATATATCCTCTACTTTGTCCAGGAGTTCTGTTTACTTCTGTCCAGGTTAATGATAATAATTCTAAATTAGGATTATTATATTTTTCAAAATAAAATGATCTCATTGAAGTTGCAGAAATCATAGGAGCTAATGAATTCTTAATAAATGCAAGCACTTGATTTCTACTGGTAAATTCTAACTCACTAAATTCATCCCGTTCTTCTTGATATAAAATACCATCGTTGGCAAATATATTTGTTCTACTATAACTGCCGCTTACATCTGACAAATCAAAATACTTGCTTAACCCGCTTGATATTCTGTTTACACTTTTAATTTTTAGAATATCTGTTCCTGCTGTTAACGGTGTTATATTATAATCTTCACCGGTTATCATTCGATTCTGAGTATAATAAGACTGAGGTGCTTTTAATTGTATGCTTGCATTTGATTCAGGACCAGAGGCATTAGATACTGTATATTGCAAACTCATGGTCAACTGAAGGGTATGAGTTCTACCAGACGCGTTGGTATAAGGAACTTCGATTACTACTCCACTCATCTGTTCAGGTTTAATTACATATGTTAACCCGTTACTTTGCCTATAAAATAATCTAAAATTTCCTTTTGGCAAATCACCAAACACCCCGTCAGCAAAGTTTAAATCTATTTGATCGTTATCTCTAGAGGTAACTGCATAAATGGTCCTTAAATTTTTATTAAGACTATTATATATAACATTATTTCCTATAACAGATGGTACTTGTGTCCACAGGGTATCAAAGTTATCATTATTATCTAATTGCCATACCCATACATCTGTATTGTTTATATCAGGTGTATTAACTCCTACTATTTCATTTGGCACAGGATTATCTAAACTAAATCTAGCCAGACTTATAGATCCTTGTTTAAAATGTGTAAAGAATCCTGTATCTGCACTGCCAGATCCTTGATTATCGTTTTTATATATAATACTAAACTGTTGTGCAGGTGCTGGAGGCTGCTCGTATACATAATCTTTTCCTGAAAATGTACAAGGTACAATTTCAAATGACATTGGTATACCATTTATATTTTTAGAAAAATTAAAAATAGGAACATCTATATTTGCACTACTAATTTTATATTGTTCAGTAGCAATGCCGCTGATTGTTTGTCGATCAGATGGATTTCCAAAATTAGAATTCATAGCAGAATTCATAATATTAATAAATTGTTGATACCAATCTGGATTGGTTGCATCATTCCAACCAATAGTTGTATTTGCTAAATTAACACCATTAGAATCATATACATTATCACTGGTAGATATAGCTGTTAATTTTAAAAATCCACTTGCAGGAGTATTTCTTGCAGGATTATAACTAATTAGTTGTGCAAGACGTAAAATACTGTCTCTTCGTTGTGCGGTTTCTAAAAAATTTTCTCTAGCATTTAAATCAACTCTGAAACTTAAATTTTGTCCCAAATAGGCAATTAAATCAATTAATGCAATGTATTCACTAGAGTCAATAAAATCGTTAAATTCTTCGGGATAATTTTCGCGAAGATAAGAAATCATAGTTCTTCTTAATGTTTCGAAATCATAACTTTTAAAGTCTGCACTTCGAAAAGATTGGTATATTTTTTTCCAATCTTCACTAACCAGTAATTTTGTATTTGTAGCAGGAATCATATGTTTTATCGGTTGATACCATATTTATTTAAAAAATTATATGAGTATATTATTCAGCTCGTAGGCCAATTTTTTGATCAAACGCCAACTTTAATGTAGTTGATTGATCAATGCCTTTTAACGCCAATGTTATTTCAACTAGGTATCCCTGTTCATACTCATTTATATCCAACTGCAAAGGATATACACGACTGTCAAATGTACAAATCGACTCTATATCTTTTGTAAGAAGTTCTTTTACTTGTTCTGTTAATGGTTCCATTAACAGATCCCAAATAATTGTACCAAACGTTGGATTCATTACACGCTGACCTTTGCGTGTATTAAAATGATTTAATATATTTTGTTTAATTAAATCAAAATCGTATAGTTTAGACCCATAATTCGTAGGATCTACTGTACTAAATCCTTTATAAAATTGTCCTAACTTATCAGTATGTTGTATACTGTAATTTGACGTATTGATTTCTGTATTTTTATATGGCATACCATTATTTATTACCCGCCCGAACCTGTTTTAATTGGGTTTCCTTGACCGTCTGTAACTATGCCACCGTTACCAGAACTCCATGTAGATCCTGATAATTGCCCTAGAAAACACTCATAATACCCTTTCTTTTTTGCCTTAATATCAGGAGTATTGTATCCAACTGCCTTGCATGCTGCCTCAAAATATCCAGTGTCAGTTTGTGAAAGTTTACATCTATCTAACATATACTTAACACTAACTTCTGCTGCAATAGTAGCATCAGATAATAATTTAGGATTAGCAATCAGGTCCTGTCCTATCATTGCGCCATACTTTGCATAGTTAGATCTGCCAGTAAGTTGTATATAACCTCTTCCGATAAACTTGCCACCATCACCTGCTTGAGTGTTTCCTAATCCCTTGCCTTTAGCTGTAGTATAACCATATAAAAATTCTGGCAAACTGTTATTAGGATTTCCTGCATATTGTTTAGCAAGATCAGCATCTCCCTTAAACACACTAGGAAATACTTGCAACAATCTATCTGCGCTATAATTAAAACCTTCTTCAACTAATTTCCATCTGCATTCGCCACCTGCAATTCCTAACAATGCTGCAACTGCATACGGACTTGTTACTCCATATTTTGCACATGCTGCCTTAATGGCCGTGATACCTGCAATCGAACCACTAGCATTAATATCTTTAGCAAACTCTGCATTACAAGTTCCATTAACAACTTCCGGTTGATTTGCAGGTGTTTGTACAGATGCAGCAGGATTAGGTGGAACTCCAGATGCGGATCTATCTGCCAAAGTTACATCAGTTGACTGAGGAGAAAATTGAGGAGGGTTTATATTTTCATGCTGAGGCCACGGTTCGTGAGTAGGAACACGTTGCATTATACTCTTTATATCTGTAGTTGCATAAAAGTTTTTGTTAGACCATCCTGCTGTTGATTTTCTATTTGGCAAACTAAACAATGGAAGATCTGGGGGAATATCCGCATTATCCGCAGCCGCAGGAGCAGCCGCAGCAGGCCCGTTTAAATGTATTGCTGCACCAGATGCTACTACATTACCATTTGCACCCAGATTTAAAGAAGATGCTGTCCCTAAATTAATGTTTCCTTCTGCTGCTATATTAACTGATGCTCCTGCACTTTGTTTAATGTCATTTGCAACATTTAAATTATAGGTATTTGCAATAGAAATTTTTGTTAGGCCACCAATTGTTTCATCATGGGTTCCACGTATTGAAATTTTTTGATCCGAATCAACGGTAAGATAATTATATCCTGCAATATTGGTCTCCATGTTTTTTCCGGCACGAACATGGATATTTCTTCCTGCTTCAAAGTTAATATCTCTATCTGCTCTAAAATTAAAATCTTGTTCAGTGTGTATACTAATGCTGTCTTGAGCAAAGATATCAATTTTTCCATTGCTAGTCATTTCTATCCAGGCAGTACCTTTACTGTTAGAAATATAAATCAAATCACTACTATTATGCATTAATATTTGATGACCTGTCCTAGTTCTTAATCGTACCAATTCATTTTGTCCATTGATATCTCCATCATCCATAACAAAAGATGTGCCGCCTAAGCGACTAACTGGTGCTTGCGAATTTCCTTCATACCCAATTTTTCCACGTTTAGCCCCAGGACTATCATCTACTGGACCCGGAGTCGAAATGCCAAATACACTGCTAGGCACCTCTCGTCTGGCGCTACTCGAAGTAACTCCTCGTATCGTATCTGCTAATAAACCTTGTTGCAATAATCTATCTGCAAAAGGATGTATAGGTTTTGCATAACGTTCAGCGTTAGGATTATCTAAATTAGACTTAGATTTTTTGTGAAATTCTGCAACAGGTAGATATTCTACTCCATATTTGTCTAATTGTTCCTTAGTTGCTGCAACTTGTTTACTTGCAGCAATACCGGGTGTCATATGATTTTGATATACATCTTGAACACATCCGAACCAATAACCTTGGTTAGGATCACCATCAATAAAAATAACCATAACGGTAGTACCGATATCAGGAGGTACCATCCAAAAACCATAACTTTTCTGAACATCATTAAAATCACTGCTATTTGTGCCTTCGTGTCTAATCGATGTATTTCCAGAAAATGGACTTAGATACCTAACTACATACGTTTCGCCCTGATCTTTTGTAGAGCTAGGCATCCCTTTAATTAAAGCAACTTCAAGACATCCCATGTAGGTAGAATCTAAATGATTTGTTACTTCTGCCAAGAAGGGCCCAGGTGTAGGTAACGGTGAACGTTTTCTAGTCTCTATAAATTTCATATATTATCTATCTTATTCTAATGGTGGCATGCCTAGCCGTTTTCTAATAATTGGATCATTACCGGTGTAGGGCGGTGCAGATGGATCATTTAACTTATTCACTAATTTATCTAGAGGGCTTGATCCAATAGATGAACTACCAAATTTAGACCCAACTGATCCTAAAATATTCTTATCTAACATTCCAGGTGATCCAATTAACTGCGAAGCAGATTGCAATTTATCTTTCAGAACATTGGCATCTATGCGATTTGATGCAATTGCCGATGATAATGGATTAAATGACGAATTAGGAGCAGTTGCAATTGCAGAATTAATTATATCAGCAGGCACAATATTAGACGACAACTTCCTAAAATCATTTACACCGTATAGATTTTCAAGTCCCTTAACTCCGCCAGAATCTACTACTTGCTTAACATACGAGGTTTCAATTATCGGGTCAGGTGCCTTAGAAAAAGGTTGTGTTGCAGGAATATTCTTAATCTTATTTGCAGGAATATTTTGTAATAATAACCCAGAATCCACAGCTTGTTTTAGATTTACATTCGAAGGCGTGTTATCAACTAAATTACTTAACTGAGAAAATACCTTACTTGGCAAAGTTGATAGCCCAGACAGTGCCGCAGTATTAATTCCTAACGAAGCAGCAGTTCCTGCAGGGTCAACTGGAGATGCTGTTAATTTACTAATTTTATCCCCAACATCGCTAGCAAATTGCCCAACATTTTGAGTAGTGGTTTTAAGAACATTCATTGCAGATGTTTTTAAAGTAGTCAACGATTGCGACAAATTATTAACACTAATATCGGTTAACTTGGTATCACTTATTGTTTGTCCAGATAACACCTCAATAGCTGTAGCATTTACCGGATTTACAACCTTGCCCGTAATAGCCATAGACGCGCCTTCACCTATGCCAGACCCTTCATTAGATTTTTTAAGTGCAGATTGTAATGCATTACCTATTACTCCGCCTGTCAATACACCAAATGCTCTTTGTGCAGGAAGATTTCCTGAAATTACATTAGATGCTACTGCAAACAATGCAGCATTCCCTAATTTAGGTTGTCCTAAGCTAGCAAGCCCTGAAGAACTTAATCTAATATTAGATGCAACATCTGTAGGTAAAATCTGCCCAATAGGAGATGAATTTGTCATCAACGCTCCATTTTTAGAAACTAATCCGTAGGTCCTATTCATTAGAGCAGTTGCATCTCCTGCTAAATTGCCGGGAGCAATAGGCACATTTGCAAGCTCCCCTGGCAAATTGCCGCCCGGGAATGCTCTGTTAATTTGATCTATAGACGGACGTATCTCAGGGTTTGCCCTAGTTGTATTAGGTAACGTAGTATCATCTGGAGATTCGGTATTAGTTACTGTTTGCGAAGGATCAGTTGGGCGTATATTATGATCAAGTATTTGCCCAGGAACTCTAATTATCTCAAGACGTTGACTAAACTTACCTTCTTTAAATGTACTGATTGCTTTTATAACTCTGTAGACTCCACTAAATGGAACTCTATTAGAATCAAACTCCATGCCGCCTCCACGTTCTAAATCTAAAATATCAATTGGATTTCTAAAATTTATAGTAACAAATACATCACCGTACAAATGATTTGCTTCTCCATTTACTAATTTTCCTTGGCCAGCAGGTTTTGCATTATAGTTGCCTACTCCGTTGGTTGCAACATACAAAGGATCTCCTAATATTTCTATTTCACCTGTGATCATACTAGCTTTAGAATTTATAATAGATTCATGCATATTTCTTGCTAATACGCTATATGGATCATCTAACGGTTGTGCAGCATTAGCACCTGTATATTGTGTTGGAGAATTAGAAACCTTAGTCGGTGTTAATGGTACTTGATTTGCCTGTTGTCTACTAACTTCTGATCCTGCAACAGCCGCTTCTGGATCATTTGACGGGCCTGTTCCTGTCTTTGAGCTAGGAACATCTTTATTTCCTAACGCCGCAGGAATAGCCTCAAAAAATAATGTATTAAAATTTAATTTAAAGTTCAACACATCAACATTTTTTCCTGTATAAATGTAGTTGTACTCTCTGAGACTTTTTTTACTTAATTCTGATTCTTTTACTTGAGCAGAACCGTGCGGCGGAATTCTGGTGTAATGTATACGATAAGGAGATACAATATATGTAAATTTTTGATATGGTTTTTTACTTACTGTATCTATTACATCAAGATTTGTAACTTCTATACGTACCATAAAATATTCTACCATACCAAATTCATCGATACGTGTTTTAATATTCTTTAAAATATCTCTCATGTATTCACAATCACGAATTACAGATGTAATAATATCATGAATGTTCATTCCTTCCGCAGACTGTATTACTGTCTTGCCGGGCGTATATTTTATACTCTCAGGTTGTTTAGCTTGGTCTTGTGCAGATGGTTGTGCTACTCCATTCTTTTTATAAGCATCTGGTTTTTGAGATGTACCGGGGTCGGCCATCTTATATAAATTATTCTCTCTGTGCAAATCTGTTAATTTGCTTTTTGATATCTTGTTTTCACCATTTGGTGCTTCTACCCAACCATCGGATTCTGACCAATTAACAAATTTAACAGCATACTCATCGGACAATTTAGAATCTGCATCAGATCTTCCATCTTTATCCATTCTAGAAACTTGATTATTAATGTTTTCCATTAAGTTTTCTAATATTTCTTTAACAGTTGTTCCTGCCATTTTAATAGGTTTTTTTACAACGTTAGGTTGTCCAAATGCACGCTCGTTATACGGAACTGCACTAACTTTATATCTCGTTCCTTTTTCTGTTATATCAACATCGATACCCGTTAACCCTATGGGAAAATATCTAGTAGCAGATTTAATCTGCACAGGATCTAAAAAATTCTCATCATCGCGATCAGAATACCCCCAAAATTCCATTTTTAGTAGAAAACAAGCAGATAGATAATTTGGATACCCTGCTGATATTGCAGTTACATGTAATGCTTCAATAAATCCATTTACACTATATGGTTCGATTATTTCAAATTGAATTTTACATGGAAGACTTGCATTACTATTTTCAGAAAATGCCATCAATGTTTCAATTTCAACATTTTCAATAAACATGTCAAATCTGCCTGGACTGTTTTTATTAAATCCAGCAACTATATCTTGATTTCCTGCTAAAGTTGTTTTTGCTTTTCTTCTATTATTTTGTGCAGAAAATTTATCATAAACAGGTTCTTCTATATCCTTAGTTTGTGCAGATGATAAACTTGACGGAGCAGCTACTCCTTTTGTACCTTTTCCTCCAGATTTCAAAATAACCAAATCGAGTTCGCTATCTCTATAGGTGTCGGGCTCGTTAACTTCTAAATTTTTAAGTGCCGATAAAGTAAAATTATATGTAATGGATCTATAAGAATTTAAAACATTTGATTCCAATGACTGAATTACTTTCTGTTTACTTTCAGCCTGGAATTGTGTCTCTTTTGGATCTGCATTATTGCTAGATTTGTTTGTTTTATTTTCTATGATTGGAGAATCATTCATGCCGGATGATTCGTCTATTCCATCATAGTCTCCCATTGCAGTAAATCCCATATTATATTCCTAATACTCTTTTTAATGTCGACAGTTTAGGCAAATAAATTTTGCGACCAGCTTGTAAATCAAATATAGGATCTTTAATTATTGATTTGTTTCTAACTGAAAAAACCCACCATAATTTTTCATCTTGATACAAATCGTATGCTAATAAATCAGGCCTATTATTGTAGGTCGACGTAACTTCAAACAGAATATCGTCTCGCTCACTTGGTATGTCTCTAAAATTTAAAACATCTAAATATCCATTTACTATTTCTGTAACGGAGTATGGACTTGTTTTATTGTAAATAGGCATTATAGGTGTCCCCATTTTCTATACTGATCACTGGTTAGATAATCAGTAACGTTAAATCGTTGCATTTCATCTCTGCTGTACATCGGTAAACAGGTAATACTTATTGTAGATACTGTAGGAATAGAATTCATACCATGAGAATCTTCAGTACTTTGTGTGTAATGAGTAAAATAATCAACAGCATCAGGAAGCTCTACTCGTAAACTTGTAATTGCAACAGGTACATTGTTTAACATGTATTCACCGTATGCATCTAATCTACATACAGGAGGTGGGGACCCGCTATCTGGATCACCAGATCTAGCACCACCCGATCTCATTTTAGTCAATGCTCGTAACAAATGAATTGTTGCAATATAAAATTCTGCATCTTGACTATTTTCAACTGTAAATTTTCCGCTGATACTAATAGGACTAACACTAGATTTTTGATAAAAGTTGATGGCAAAATTACTGTGCAACGGAGATTGCGCGGTATAATCTGCTTTAAACTCATAACTTATAGTAGGAGTATACGGAAACAGTACACCGCCAAGTGATGACAACTTTGCTGTCTTTCCTTGAAGATAGCTTTCAGGCACACGGATTTTTACTCGTAAATCTTTTCCTAACTTTGTTCCATTTATATCTTTAAATGTTATTGCTGGCCCAGGAGGTAATACAGGTTGTGCACCTTTAGGAACTCCAGGCACTGTACGTGCACCGTTAAAATTATTTAAAATAGATTTTGTTAAGTCAATTTCGTTATCCATCGTTTTTTCCTATGTAGTATATTTAACCGATTTAAAATAGCAGTAGTTAAGATTATTTAGATAAATAATCTTAAGAAATCATCATATGGAAATTTGGAAATCACTAGCAAGAATACCAGGTTACGATATTAGTAGCATAGGTAGAGTTCGGTCATCAAAACAAAAAAAACCTAAATTATTAAAAATTGCATCTAATAATGCAGGATACGATCTTGTTTGTTTATCTTACAACGGTATTAGAGAAACCAATTACATTCATAGACTTGTTGCCGAGGCTTTTATACCAACTAGATTGGATAAAAAACTAACAGAAGTTAACCATAAAGATAAAAATAGAAAAAATAATAACGTTAACAATCTAGAATGGTCTAATGACTCAATTAACCAACATTACAAACTAGAACCTGTTAGATATTCATTACATCAAAAAATAAATGCATTAACAGATTTAATGACTAATGAACAACTAGAAACACTTATTGCATACATTCATGCTAATAAGTAATGTATTATTGTAAAGTTGACATTAATATTTCCTATAGCTATACTATAATATAAGGATATCAACATAATAATGACTACAACTATAAATCCTGCGGGAAAAAAAGTAAAATACCTAAATAATAGAGATTTATTAGCAGAAATTCACAGAAGCAAATGTTCGTTTTCAAGTTTTTCTAAACCTGAATACAGTCAACATGATATAATTTTATCAGATTTAAACAAAATTGATAATACTACTGTGTTAGATGCAAAAAAGAATAGAGCAAAAAGATTAAGCTTAGAAGCATTTACTCTGGCCAGAGTAAATGGAGATAAAAAAATTAAACTCGCAGAGTGTGCAATAGATCCTGCTACTATTGAAACAACAGATCTGGTATTTAGAATTATGACATTTAATCATATTCCATTGGCACCAGGAAGAAAAAAAACTACAAAAACAACAGCAGATAGTCACGAGAAAGTAAATTTTCCACCATATCAGCATTGGAAATATAATAGTACAAACGAGCTAGAATGTATAGGAAAAAGCCACTGGAAGGGCAGCATAGAAACTGGAAAATTCAGTAAAGAGCACGGTCGAATAACTGAAAATTTAGGAAAAATGTTTATAAAGCTCAGTGAAAGATATGCTCAAAGAAGTAATTGGAGAGGATATACCTATGTCGACGAGATGCGAGGACAGGCGATTTTGCAATTGAGTCAAATAGGTTTGCAATTTGATGAAAGTAAATCAGAAAACCCATTTGCATATTACACCGCAGCAGTAACTAATTCTTTTACTCGTGTTCTTAATGTTGAAAAGAAAAATCAAAATATCAGAGATGACATGCTAGAAGAGCATGGACTTACTCCTAGCCTTACTAGACAAAATCAACAAGGATATGCAGAAGAAACTGCAAGGCAAGCCGAACTATATAAGAATTTCAGAATGCCAAAAAGTGAAGAAGATTCTGTTGAAGAAAACGAAGAAACAGACCTTTGACTTTGCACTCTCTACTAGTTTAAACTAGTAGATAGAAAAATAAAAATAATATGAACCTTTTTAAAAAAGTAGCAGCAATGACCGACATACATTTTGGTCTAAAATCAAATAGTACCACACATTTAAAAGATTGCGAAGAATTCATCGACTGGTTCATCGATGAATCAAAAAAAGAAGGAGCAGAGACCTGTATCTTTTTAGGAGATTGGTCTCATAATCGTAATAGCCTTAACCTAATTACCTTAGATACAAGCATTAGATGTTTGGAAAAGCTAGGAGCTGCATTTGAAAACTTTTATTGGTTTCCCGGAAACCATGATTTATTCTACAAAGATAAAAGAGATATACACAGTTCTGCATTCGGACGGCATATTCCAGGCGTTACTGTAGTTGAAAAAGTAACTACCATAGGTGATGTGACCTTGGTACCGTGGTTAGTAGGTGACGAATGGAAAGATATCAGTAAGATTAAAAGTAAGTATATGTTCGGTCACTTTGAATTACCATTGTTCTATATGAATGCAATGGTACAAATGCCAGACAACGGCGAACTACAAACTACACATTTTAAACATCAAGACTATGTATTCAGTGGACATTTTCACAAACGTCAGCAACGAGACAAAATTGTATACATAGGAAATGCATTTCCACATAATTTTGCAGATGCCGGTGACGATAAAAGAGGAATGATGATTTTAGAATGGGGCGGCGAACCAAAATTTATCGATTGGCCAGACTGTCCTAAATTTAGACATGTTAAATTGTCAGATTTAATTGATAATAAAGATACTATAATGAAATCTAAAATGCATTTTAAGGTGCATCTCGACATTGATATCAGTTACGAAGAAGCAAATTTTATTAAAGAAACATTTACAAAAGATTATGATATCAGAGAAATTAGCTTGATACAAGACAAAGTTAGTTTAGAAGGAACAACTGACGATAATCCAGATACTAAATTCGAGAGTGTTGATCAAATTGTATCAGAAGAACTTGTAAAGATCGAATCTGAACAATTTGATAAGAAAGTATTATTAGATATTTACAATAACTTATAAAACATAACCATTATAATAAACTGGACAATATGTCACTTCGAATTAAAAATATAACCGTAAAAAATTTCATGAGCGTCGGTAATCAAACTCAAGCAGTTGATTTTGATAAAGAACATCTAACATTAGTACTAGGCTCCAACCAAGACCTCGGTGGTGACGACACTGGATCTAGAAATGGCACTGGAAAAACTACAATAGTTAATGCATTGAGTTATGCCCTATACGGCCAGGCTTTAACTAATATTAAAAAAGAAAACTTAATCAATAAAACAAACGGTAAAAATATGTTGGTTACCGTTGAATTTGAACAAGGGTCCTTAAAATATAGAATAGAAAGAGGACGTAAACCTAATATATTAAAATTATTTGTTAATAATCAAGAATTAAAAAGCGAAAATAAGGAAGATGACGACAGTCAAGGAGATAGTAGAGAAACTCAAAAGGCAATTGAACATCTACTTAATATGTCTCATACTATTTTCAAACATCTAGTTGCACTTAATACGTATACAGAACCATTCTTGAGCATGAAATCTGCTGATCAGAGAGAGGTAATCGAGCAATTGCTAGGTATTACACTACTATCAGAGAAGGCAGAAACATTAAAAAATTTAATCAAAGAAATTAAAGAAAAGATACAACAAGAGACTTTTAAAATAGAAAGCATTAAAACAGCTAATAATAATGTACAAAAAAGTATTAATAGTCTAGAATTAAAAAGTAGTGCATGGAATTCTAAAAAAGAAACTGATATAGAAAATCTCGGCAAGGCAATTATGCATTTAGAAAGTGTAGATATTGCAGCTGAACTTCAAGAACATATTAATTTAAAAAATTGGACTGAAAATAACAATTCTATAACTGCTCTAAGAAAACAAAAAGCAACATTAGAATCTGCAATAAGTCAAGCAGAAAAAACTGTTACAAAATATTCAAAAGAAATCGAAAAGCTTAGTGATAAGTCATGTCCTTCATGCGAACAATCGTTGCATGATCATAAACATGAGGAAATGACTGCTATTGCGACCAATCACTTAACAGAATCACAGAAATATCTAGATAAGGTAACTTCTGATTTTAACAAAATTGTTAAAGAATTAGAAAAAATTGGAGAGCTGCCTAGGAAACCTACTACTTTTTATGAAACAGAAGCAGAGGCATTAGGCCATAAGAACAATGTTGATCAATTAGAAAAGTCATTAACCGCTAGAATAAATGAACAAAATCCTTATGATGAGCAAATCGAAGAATTAAAAAAGACAGCAATTCAAGAAATTTCCTGGGAACATGCAAATCTGCTAACTAAAGAAAAAGATCATCAAGAATTTTTACATAAGTTGTTAACAAATAAAGATAGTTTCATAAGAAAAAAAATTATCGATCAAAATTTATCATATCTTAACAAACGATTAACTTATTACATTGATAAACTAGGATTGCCACATAAAGTTGTTTTTCAAAATGATTTAAATGTAGAAATTACTCAGTTAGGACAAGAATTAGATTTTGATAATTTGAGCAGAGGCGAAAGAAATAGATTAATATTAAGTATGAGTTTTGCATTCAGAGATGTATGGGAAGGATTATACCAAAGTATTAATTTATTATTTGTTGACGAGTTAATGGATGCAGGAATGGACTCTGCAGGAGTAGAGGCAGGACTTGCAGTTTTAAAGAAGATGGCTCGAGAAAGAAGTAAAAATATATATCTAATTTCACACAAAGACGAACTTGTGGGTAGAGTAAACAACGTACTGCGTGTGATAAAGGAAAACGGATTTACTTCATATTCAAACGATGTAGACTATGTTGAATGAAGAGATAAACAAATATATAGAAATGTATTCAGAGCTAGTTAGCGCATACACAGGATTACATAACACACATATTAGTTTTTTAAAGTACATAGGTAGAGATACAGGACTAGATACTCGAAAACATCTTAGAAAAATCGAGGTTCTAGCCAAAGAAATGAAAGTACAAGGCCAGCTCATTTGCAAAAAATCTATGGAACAAAAAAGATTAGAAAAAAAAGCAAGAGTTGCCGAAAATAAAAGATTAAAGGCATTGCCAAAAAAAATGGGAAGACCCAAAGGAAGAAAAAATGGAAACAACAAATCAACTTAAAACACAATACGAAGAATTTTTAACCGAAGACGCTAAATTTTCAGCAGGCAATAGTGCCGCAGGAACTCGTGCTCGTAAAGCACTTGCAGAATTAGGTAAACTAGTAAAAACACGCCGAAATGAAATTACTGCTGAAAAGAATGCTCGTAAAGAAGCAAAGGCTACAAAATAATTAATGAATTGCTGGACTTATCAGAATACTGAAGTCACAGAACTGCCTGAGGACTGTATTGGTTTTGTATATTGCATCACTAATACAGTTACAGGTCGCAAATATATAGGCAAAAAGTTAGCAAAATTCTCTAAAACGACCTACAAGACTGTTAAGTTGAAGAACGGCACAAAGAAAAAGAAAAAGATCCGCAGCAAAATTGATTCGGATTGGCAAGAATATTATGGCTCCAGTGTTGAGCTAACAAAAGATATAGACACATTAGGCAAACAAAACTTCTCCCGAGAAATATTACATTACTGTAAATCTAAAGCAGAAACATCTTACGTTGAGGCCCGCGAACAATTCGACCGCAAAGTATTAGAATCCGACGATTACTATAACGGACATATCCAAGTCCGTGTACATGGCTCACACATTAAATCCAAACTTTAAGGTAACTTAATTCAGTTAAAGCTCGCACAGGCTAACCACGTGTGCCCAGGACAACTCGATAACAAGAGGGACGGAAGACTTGCCGCTGATGCAAGCACTCAATCACTACCCGTAAGGATGAAGATCGCTTAACTGCCGCGATTTGATTGTTTGAAGATATAATTTAAGGCCCAAGGATGGAGTAATAACAGAAACTCCACGCTTTGCAAGTATGATAGTGTATATTTGCAAGCCGCCGTTGTTAAGACAGAATGAGTAGGTATCGGTCAACCGCCTACGCTAGCAGAAATGCTTGTAGTTCTAACACTATGTGACTGTGCTACTCAGATAATGCTCAGTTTTTTCTTAGCCCTTGCTTGGGCTAAGTGTGACCGATTAATCTAGATAATATTAATTCACTGCTACGCTTTGCTTCGCAGAAGATGTATTGCTTCAAGTAAGAGCGTAAGCGATTACGAAGAAGCAAACGAACGCAGTTCGTTTATAAATAAAAGATTAATATAGGACTTTCCTAACATGCGTATAAATGAAATTATCGTTGAACAACAAATAGATGAACTTAGCCTTGCAGGTGTAGGTAAGGGAATCGGATCTGCTGCTGGAGCAATTGGCAGAGGAGTTGGAAATATAAAAGGTGCCTGGCAAGGCGCAAAAGATGCGTACACTCAAGGCAGAGATCAGGCAGCAAGGATTGCCCAAAGAAATGTAAGTAGAGCAGGCCCTGCAAGATCTGCACCAAGTGCTACTTCAACTGCGCCAAGTACTGCACCGAGTGCTACATCAACTGCACCGAGTGCTACATCAACTGCACCGAGTACTGCGCCAGCTACTAATGCACCAAGTGCTACTTCAGCTGCACCAAGTACTGCACCGAGTGCTACATCAACTGCACCGAGTACTGCGCCAGCTACTAATGCACCAAGTGCTACTTCAGCTGCACCAAGTACTGCACCAGGCCCTTCTAGAGTAGGTGTTCCTCAAGGCAAGAAAGCAGTTGACGACGCAGTAGGTGTTATCAAAACTGTAAGAAGTGATCGCAGGCCCCAAGTTGTAAAATACGCACAGACACAATTGTCAACAATTAGAGAACATGCAGGATTTCAAAGTAAATTTCTAGGTATTGAAATTTAAAAGAAAGGAAGTTGTGTATTCTTTGTTGTTTCGAGGTTGTCTTCGACTAACTTAGCAATGGATATTCTTTCTTCTGTTGTTAATAAATGAGCTTCTGTGTAACTTAATCCACCTCTCATAAACCAACAAAGCTTTAATAGTTCATCTTTTAAGGCTTTTGCATCTTTATCGTATTCCTTAACTAACTTCTCAATCTCTTGTAGATTGAGCTGCAAAAGCCTTATCCGAAAAAAGCAGCGGCGTCGAATGTTAAAGGAACTTCGATAGTATCGCCTTTAAATCCTTTTTCTTTTAAAGCATCAGTAACAGGAACAACAATTGGTCTAACTGAATTTTGTTCTTTTAAAAATTCAAGATGCTGCTGGATTTTATTAAAGATATTTTTATCTGCATTGTCTATAAATTCTTTTATAAATTCTTGATTATCAGTTGACCCTTGGCTAGAATCAACCTTAAAAATACTTGCACTTACCATACCTATATTAACACCTGTTAACTTGGTAAAGCTTTCTTTGAATATCCTGATTTTATCTTCTTCAGACATCTGCTCGTCATTTGCAATTTGCATAATCTTTTGAGTTTCAAATGTTTGTAACGCAAGAGAAGTCATTTGTTTATAGTTTACAGGACGAACATATACAGTTAAATCGCTGTTAATAGATATAAATGGATCCCATTTGATTTGATTCATTAATGAATCCATGACAGTTCGTAAGTCGACTGTATATTCCATTTCTAATTCACCGAATGTTAACGGAGTAATCATTTGTTCACCGTAAGTTGCTATTCTAATAGCAATTAAAATCACATCCATATCAATAGATGGAATTTTCCAGGCATCTTTAATATTAGGCATGCAATGCTGTATAACATCTACAATTGCTTGTCCATTCATTAATGCATCTGGGATCTTTAACAGTAATTCATCTTGAGCAGTCATTGAATAAACTGGAAATTCTCCAGTTTCGGACATAATCAAACTGCCATCTGGCCAGAATTCTCCACCACTAGGAAGTCTTATATATATTTTTGGTTGCCTCATAAATGAAGCTAGGGGATTTTTCTGTGCAAATGATGTGCTGGTAATCATAATTTTATCTCCGATAAATAAACAATGCGATATAGATAGATATTTATCTACGCAGTTAATCCTTAAAAACAATGGCAGACGTAACAGGAAGAATAGGAAACGAAGAAGTAGAACTGAATAATGCAGCTACAGAAGCCACCCTACGGCAACTGTTAAGTATTGCAAAAATTGATTCTAAAAATCTAATAGAATTAGCAAAGAAAGCAGGTGTTGATGCTAAAAATCTAAAAGATTTTGACGAAGAATTAAAAAATAGTGCAGCAGCTCAACAGCAAAATACTGTTCAAGTTGACGATAGTACACGAGCACTAACAGCGCAAACTGAAAAAAATAGAAAACTCACTTCGATATTAGGGCAGTTAGACCAATCAATGACAAAATTGATGGATGGTAATGCACAAATGAGTGATATGTTTTCTGCATTTTCTGATGCAGGGCCGTTGATCAGTGCAGTAGCATTAGCGTTTGAACGTTTAGCATCTATACAACAAAAAAACTTTGAGGCATATCAGAAGCTAACAGATGTAGGTGTAGGGTTTAGCGGAAGCTTAACAGAAATGCGGATGGCTGCGGCCAACAGTTATCTTACACTAGAAGAATTTCAAAATGTTATAAAGAACAATAGTAAAATGCTATCTATGCTGGGCGGCACCGCAGACGAAGGTGCTAGAAATTTTGCCAAGCTTAGTAATACTTTAATAAAGAGTGAATTCGGAACGTATTTGACTAGTATGGGTTATACCACTGAACAGGTAAACACTAATTTAGCAAATTACATTACTATGAGCGGTGGTAGAAGTCGTAAAGAGCTTCAAAACACAGAAGCTATTGTTCAAGCAAGTGCTGCATACATGGAAAATCTTGATGGATTATCAAGGATTACAGGTGAATCAAGAGAACAAATGCAGGCTCAGATGAAAGAGCAAGCTGCTAATGCTGCATGGCAAGCAAAATTGGCTACTATGTCTGAAGCCGATAAACAAAAAGCATTAGCAGGAATGAATCAAGCATTGGCAATTGGCGGAAAAGGAGCCGTTGATGCATTCCAGGCAAAAATAATGGGTGTTCCTCCTTTAACTAAAGAAGCACAAATGTTTGCAGCAACAATGAGTAATGCAAACTCTGCTATAATGAAATCTGCAGAAACTGCTACAGATTCTACAAAAACAATGGCTGACATGAACGAATCATTCTTTGATGCAGCAACTGGTATACAAGTAGATATGAGTAAATTTAGTTTAGAGCAAAGGACTGCGTTAATTGCTAGTGGCGGAGTAATCGGACAGACGTTGCAAGCCGCAGGTACCGCTGCTAATAAATTTGCACAGCAGACAGATGAACAACGTCGAGCTGCAATGGAAAAACAAAAAATAGAAGCTACACAAGCAGCAGACATGGCAAATGCAAT